CGCGCTCTTGGCCCCGATGAAGGAGTGCGCGGCCGTCTGACCCTCAGCCGCCGTGTTCTCGATGCTGCCCATCACGAGGATGCGGTCGAGTTCGAGAATCGCGGCCAGAGCATCGCGGCTTACCGTGGCGGGGCGACCCGCCGTCTGGCCGTACTTCACGCGGTCCACCAGATCCGGATGGTCGATGAGCTTCAGCCACACCGGCTCCGACAGCACCAGCGTGTTGGCCGGATAGCCGGTCGCCTGCTTGATCGCCAGCTTACCGGCGCGAACGTCCTCGATAGGGTTCGACGCCGGGTCGTTCCACTGAAGAAACTGGCTGGCGGCGGGTCCGGCTGCGACGCCCGCCATGTCGGTGTTCCACTTGCCCGTGGTGAACAGGTTGGCGGCGAAGATCTTCTCGCGCCGGATCAACGCCTGCTGCGAGAGGAACTCCACCGCATCGCGGTCCATGTTGAGGACCCCGTCGGCGTTCCCGCGCAACTGGTCTGGAATGGGTTTGGCCTCGCCCCACACGTCGGCGAAGTAGGTCGGCGTGTTGTCGAGGCGGTAGCCGACGCTGGCGGCCGGAGTGCCGGGCGCGCGGCGCTGCATTTGATCGCGGAAGAAGTCGCCGCGATTGTAGACATAGTAGCGGTCGCTCTGCTTGGTCACCGGAATGACGGGGCAGACCTGCGCGGCCACGAACTGGTCCTGGTTCTGAAGATACGCGATGCTGATTTGGGTCAGCGGCGTATTGACGTGAACGTCACCGGGAGTCGGCGTATACATGATGGTTCATTGCTCCTTTTCTCAAGTTGCCCGCTTCTACCGCTGGAGGATCAGCAGCACCGGGATGATGTCGCCCAAAGCGCCAGCGGAGAGCGCCTTCGCGACGATCTTGCCCGAGGACTGAGTAATCGCCTTTTCGTTCGCGTCCACCTCGAGCAACGCGCCGTTCGCCACCGTCGCGCCGAGCATCACGCGCGCGATTTGACCGGGGAAGGACGCCAGTCCGCAGGGACGGCCCTGCGCGCTGGGGCCGAGTGCGATGACGCCATCCGACGCGAGGCCCGCGCCGGTCGCCGCCACCTGCCCGCTGGCGTTGATCGTCCCGAACTGAAACTGCTTCGTGGACAGGTCGGCGCTAGCCGGGACCGAGACCGTTTGCAAATTGACTTCAAAAGCCATAATGGGTTGCTCCTTTTCGGTTGGATTGGCTCGCCGCCCTAGTTCGCCCGCACGGGGGCCGACTTCTCAGCGAGGTACTGCTGGTAAAGCTCGGGGTGGAGTTTCATCGCCTCCACGTAAGCCTGCGCGAACGGGATGTTGCGGCTCGCGGCGAGTTGCTGCGCGGCGCTGTTCAACTGGGCTTCGGGCTGCCCTGAACGTGTGACTGAACAGCCGTCCGTTGCGATTCCTGCGCCTTGAGCGCGAGCAGGTGCTCGCGGACCTGGGCCACTGTCTTTCTACTCGCGATCATTTCCGCGGCCAGGTCGGGATGGCCGGAGAGAGTGCAGAGCACGGCGATCTCTTCGTACTCCGCGCGCAACCGGGCTTCGATTGCGGCGGCATCGACCACAGGCGCAGCGGCGGCGGGCGCGACCAGTACGGCCGCGGCGGAAGCAGGAACTTCCGGGGGTTTCACTTCGGCGGGCACCGGCGGTGCAGCGGGGGCGGCTGCCGTTTTCTTTTCGACTTGCTGACTCATGGTCATTTCTCCTATCGGGATCTGCGTTGCGGCAGACGCCGCCACGCGAGCTTGTTTGCGCGCCGTCGCCGCTTCGAGAACCGCGTCCAACGCATCGTCAAAAGTTCCGACCTGATCCGCGAAGCCAGCACTGATGGCCTTCTCCGCGTAGTACAGGCCGGCCTCGGTGTTCCGGACCAACGCCGGTTTCATCTCGCGGTTGCGCGCGACCGTACCAACGAACATGTCGTAGAGGCGGTCGATTTCGGTTTGCAATTCGTCCTTGGCCGAACCGGACAAAGCCTCGTGCGGGTTGAAATCGTTCTTCCTGGCGCCCGCATAGATCGCGGTGTACTTCCTGCCGACCTTCTCGTCAAAGCCCGACTGATCCAAGTGCAGTGCGATTACGCCGACGCTGCCCACGCCGCCGGTGCGGGTCACGAACAGGCGTTGCGCGCTACTAGCGATGGCGTACGCCGCCGAGAAAGCATCGTCGTCCGCAATGGCCATGCAGGGCTTCTCAGCCCGTGCGTTGTAGATCTCATCCGCGAGGTCGAACAAACCGCCGACTTCGCCGCCAGGCGAGTCCACTTCGAGCAGGATGCCCTGGATGCGCGGGTCGCGCACCGCATCCTGGAAGTCCGCGCGGATGCTCTCGTAAGACTGCATCCCCGACACCGCGTCGAGCCAACTGGCCTTCTTGACCAGCGTCCCGGAGACGCCAATAATCGCAACGCCCTCCGGGGTCACCAGATACGGCTTCTGGACCCGCGCGGCGTCGTCCATCTCGTCCGGATCGTTGCCTTCGTCCAGGGGATTCTGCGTCACACGCGCGACGACGGGCACGCCCAACCCCTCGATTTCGAACTCGCCTGGAGGGATGCCGAGTCGCGGCCCGATTGCCTGGAGAATGACACTCAACTTCTGCGGCTGGATCAGCAGCGGAACGCCGAAGATCCGTCCCGCGAGGTGCGGGAGATAGTTCGCTTTCATTTCTTAGGCTCCTTGCGCTTCGGCTTTGGCGGTTGCGGCTTTGGCGGCTCCGGTTTCGAATCGGCGGGCGCCCCGCCATCCGGAGCGTCGCCGCCGTCGCCGGTCTCCAGGATGTTCGCCGCCTGGCCGCGCGCATCCGTCTTTCTGGGATCGGAGTCGAGCACCAGACCCAGCCTGTCGGCCCGCTCGTTGTCGCGGGCGATCTGCTCGTCCACCTCTTCCTCGTCCTGCCCCGTCTCGTTGATGGACATGCTCCGCGCCTTCAGGCCAGCCCGAATCGCCATGATCTCGGCCTTGACGTCCTTCTCCGGATCAACCCAGGCCCACTTCGGCGTGTGCCACTGAACCGCCAGGTAGTCGTCCCGGTTGGCCATGTAATCTCGGGCGTCAAGCTTGCCCGCTAGGACCGCTTGCTCGACGAACGCGCGCCAGGTCGGGCGGCAGAATTGGTAAATGAAGACGCCGAACTGAATCTGCTCGCACAACCGCCGGAAGGAGAGGATACCGGCCCGGATCGACGAATAGCTGGTCTTCGACAGATCGCCGGTGAGCATGTCGTACGGAAGACCCAGCCCCGCCGCGATCCGGAGCAACTGGATGCGTTCAAACGCCTCGTAGTTCCCGCCCACATCGGCGGGCTCGCTGAACTTCACGTCCTCGCCGGGCTCCAACTCGGTCATGGTGCCCGCTTCGAGTTGAGCCACCGCTACGCCCGGATCGCCTGTACCAGCCACGCCTCCGGCGTCTGTCGTCTCCTGCGGCGCGGCGTTCGGGAAGAACGCGTCGTCGGGATTCTGACGGGTGATGAAGCCCATCATCATCGCGGCGAACTTTTTCCGCAGCAGTTCGGCGTCGTCGTACTGGTCGAGCTCCCATAGGCGCACCAGCGCGTTCGCCATCCACGGCACGCCCCGCAACTGGCCAGGCCGAAGCGACCGGAACAGATGCATGACCTCCGCGGCCGGAACTCGCATCAGTTCCAGGTCGGTGGGGAAGAAGATCCTCTCGCCCGGGTGCTGCTTGTAGAAGTAGTAAGCCGTGCGGCGACCGGACGGATCGAACTCGATGGACGCGCGCACGACGTTCCCTTGCGGCGTGTTCGGGGTGGGCCGCGCCAGGTAGAACGGCAACTGCTCCGCTTCGATCAACTGGAACTGAAGCGGTACACTCAACCCCTCGCGGAGGTCGCGGTCGTGCCGGCGCGCGAAGCACTCGCCGCCCTCGACCATCGACCGGAACGCGAGCGCCTGCAGACCGTAGATGTCGGTCATCCCGGCGGCGTCCGCTTCGTTTGCCCAGAGGGACCAGAGCGCCTGGAGCTTTTCCTTGACCGCCAGCGTCGGGTGCATCGACTGTGGCTTGATGCCGGTACCGATGGCGTTGCACACCCACTCGTCTACCGCTTTCGATGCCCACCCGTCTTT